TGAGAAGCGCCGGGGGTAGAGGAGGAGCGAGGTGGACAGCCATTCGTCGGGTCATCAGGCCTTGTTCTGTCCAGAATGCTCTCGCGTGCTGGCGCAGATCGAGCCACTTGTAGAATCAATAATGTTACACAGTTCCGGCCTCCTGGAAATAAGATTGAAACTTGGTGGCCGCGAGGGGGAAAGCCTAACGAAACAATCCAAAGAGGAATCGCAGAACTACTCGAAGATATTAAGCGAGTTCGCCCTAATGTTGTACTCGCCCTCGGTGCAACTCCACTTCGAGCCCTCTTCGGTTACGATTCAATTCTGAAGTGGAGGGGATCACACCTTGAATACGAGAACAAAGAAATTGACCTACGCTGCAGGGTCATACCAACACTACATCCTGCTTACATCCTGCGACAAGCTCAAGAAGAATGGGTGGCAACGCAGGATATTAGACGTGCTTGGGAGCGTGCGCAAGATCCCAACAAGTGGCCCATCTTCAACTATGACTTTCACCTTCGTCCCTCATTCGAGGAAACATGCCGCATTCTTCTCCATTTTCTTGCTCTTGCAGAGCAGGATAAGCTCAGACTCGCGGTTGATATTGAGACACGAAGCAAACAAGTGGCTTGCATTGGGTTGGCATCCTCACGGCGGTCAGCCATATGTATTCCGCTCATGTGCACCGAAAGGCCCGCCGGTTACTTCCTTCCGCACGAGGAAGCTGAGGTGGTATATCTTCTGCGCCAGCTTCTCGGACATCCTAATGTTCAGGTATATGGACATAACTGGCCCTACGATGCTCAGTATATCGCCCGATATTGGGGAGTGACTGCCAATCTAGCTCAGGATACGATGACCACAGGTCACGTGATCTTCTCATCCCTAAAGAAGAGCCTCGACTTCCTATCCTCGATCTACCTGGAGGATCACATTTACTGGAAAGACGAAGGTAAGGAATGGGACCGCACGATGCCAGAGGAGCGCCTGTGGCACTATAACTGCCTGGACGCCGTGCGCACCTTCGCGATTGCGGAAGAGCAGATTAAAACCCTGGAAGGAATGAATCATAAGAGAACCTCTTACGGCACACCGTTTGAGATTCAGCATCGCGTTCAGGGTCATATATTCAAGGCGATGTTGCGGGGCGTCCGGGTGGACTTGGAGAAGAAAGCAGAGTATGCAGAAGAGCTTGATAAGGCTATCGAGTTTCGCCGCAAGTGGTTGAAGGATGTTACAGGTGGAACCATGAAGATGGCAAACTCACCTAAGCAGTTGATCAAGCTCTTCTATGAAGATATGGGCATCAAGCCTGTAATGAACTATCACGTTGATCCTCCCAAGCCAACAGTTAATGATGATGCCTTAGAAAAGATCAAGCAGCGCGAACCGCTAGCCATTCCCATCTGCGAAACTGTTTCCGAGATTCGCTCCCTTGCTATCTTCCGGGCAATCTGCCACCAGGAGCTGGACCACGATCAGAGAATTCGGTGCTCCTACATTATCCCAGGTACTGTTACATACCGCCTGGCCTCCAAGGAAGATGCCTTCGGCTATGGAACTAACCTGCAGAACATATCATCGGGGGGAGGCCACGGCGACTTTAAGCTGCCAAACCTTCGTAAGTTCTTTATCCCAGATAATGGCTACATCATGGGAGACTATGACGGAGCACAGGCAGATGCTAGAGTTGTTGCCTGGGATGCCGGGGATGAATCACTAAAGGAGATATTCCGTGACCCTACCAGGGATCTTCACATCGAAAATGCCAGGGCTATTTTCGGTGCCTGTACAGGCAAGAGTGATCCAAGACGACAGCTGGCTAAAGCAGGCGTCCACGCCGCAAATTACCTTGTTAGTGCATCGGAACTTGCTAGACACCTTGGTATCATCGTCCACGAAGCTGACCGATTTCTCCGAAATTGGTACGGTGCACACCCTGCGATTACCAAGTGGCATGATCGTATTAGATTTGAGATTAGCTCCAGACGATATGTCGAAAACGCTTTTGGCTATCGCTGTTACTATTTCGGACGAATAGACGATATAATCAAGGAAGCCGTCGCCTGGATTCCTCAGTCAACTGTAGGCATCATGATTAACCTCGGCCTCTCACAGGTATGCGAGAACGTACCGGAAGCAAACCTCCTGCTGCAAACGCACGACTCGGCAAACTTCCAGTTCCCGCTGCGCTTCTGGCAAGCTTCTAACATAAGAATCAAGCATCACATGCAAGTGGTTATTCCCTATGAAGATCCCCTGATTATCCCGATTGACGCACACCTGGGGAATTCATGGGGAGCCTGCAAGTGACGAAGCGGCACTTCTCTGATTGGCTTAACGCCTATATAGAGTACACGGAGCACTCAGAGTCTCCGATGGTTTTCCATTTTTGGGCAGGCGTTCACACGATTGCCGGAGCCCTAAGGAGAAAGACATGGCTGGAGATGGGTTACTTTCAGTGGTACCCGAATTTCTATATCATCTTTGTGGCACCCCCAGGAGTAGTATCAAAATCAACGACTCTTCGCATTGGGCAGGCTTTGCTCAGGCAACTAAAAGGTATTCATTTTGGTCCCGAGGCGATTACTTGGCAGGCTCTAGTCACCCACCTAGCAGAGTCTACCGAAGGCATACCGTTAGCGAATGGCACATTTATGCCTATGTCTGCCTTATCAATTGCGAGTGGAGAATTTGGTACATTCTTGAATCCGCACGATCGCGAAATGATAGACATTCTTGTGGCTCTCTGGGATGGCCAAACTGGAATCTTCGAGAAAAAGACAAAGACCTCAGGCCACGACAAGATCGAGAACCCTTGGTTGAATATCGCAGCGTGTACCACTCCTGCATGGATTCAGGGAAATTTTCCCGAATACCTTATTGGCGGAGGCTTTACATCGCGCTGTATCTTCGTATATGCAGACCGGAAGCGACGTTTTATCGCCTATCCTTCTACGGAGATTCCTACGACATTCAAGGTTATGGAGAAAAAGTTAGTCGAAGATCTGCATGTGATTTCCTCCTTACAGGGAGAATTCAAGCTGACGCCTGAAGCCTTCGAGTGGGGAACCGCTTGGTACCTGAGGCATCATCAGGACACCACCAGTACCCTACGCACGGAGCGGTTCGCAGGGTATTGGGCACGCAAGCAGACGCACATGCACAAGCTGGCCATGATAATCTCCGTCTCCCAGTCGAGCGATCTAATCATAACGGCCAAGCATCTCGAGATGTCTGAGAAGATTCTCAACGCCATTGAGAAGGATATGCCCCTCGTATTCTCAGCTATCGGTGCGGATACCGGAGCCAAGAAGTTCCGCGAGATTATGCAGATTCTCCTAACGGGAAAGAAGCTACAGAAGTCCGAGCTATTCCGCCTGGTAATGGCGCATATGAGCTTCGAGGATTTCAACAAGGCAATAGATGCCCTGGTCCAAAACGAGTTTGTCCACATGAGGCAGGAAGGGACGAGCCTATACCTTGTCCCCAATATGGAGCGTATCAAGAATGAGCAGAACGTTGGTGGAGGATCTAGCTAAGGCGCAGCGCTACTGCTGCATCTATAATATGCTAGAGAACAATAAGGAGATTTCTACCGCACGGCTGGCCGATCACCTGGGGGTGTCAAGAACTACCGTGCTTCACCACCGCAGGCGCCTAGCATCGGGGGAACTAACGAAGTGTTACAACTGCCCAAGCATTAAGGTTCGGGCTGCGGATTTGCGTCCTGTAACCCTTCGAAAGAGCGCTCGAGGCGGTACTGCTTCAGGTCGGTAGGCAGGTTTCTCTTGGCGTATTCCCTGGATAGGGCATAGGCTTTTACTGACTTCCTCATAGCCTCCCCAGAGATAGCGAGTTCGGAGAAGGGCACCTGTCTCTTATATGTTTCAATTGCCTGATAAGCTCTCTTAATAGCTTCCCTGTCCTTAGTATATACAGCGTGATCGTACGCTTTCAGCAGCTCCCTATACCTAATCTGGTAGTAGGAAACCGCGCGCCGCTTCCACTGCTCTACCTCCATCCCCTCGCTAATAGCGGTAGGTTGGAAGCTGAAGGTTAGGCCATAAAGCTCGGCCTTCTTAACAGGGTCATCCGTATCGAACTCAGCAATAGTGTCTCCACTCTTACTGAAGATACCCTTATTCGCGCTAGCCCTGAAAGCCTTGCTCGCATTGCGCAGGAAAGTGGGAAGGCCGACCTCAGCCTGCCGCCACGTATCCGGGTCATCACCTACGAGGCCACCAACAGCCGAGATAAGGTTTGAGGACGTAGCACCTGCTTCCTCGAAGAGCTTACCAGCGAACTCCGCACCGGACATTTCCTGTCCCTGCATGGCCGCCTTAAGGGTCTTAGTTCCAGGCAGAATGTTGCCCATCCCCAACGACCCACTGAGATCAAAACGAGGTATTGGCAGACCGCCGGTCTCCGCCCAGTAGGACGCACCGAAGGAATCCCTTGCGAGGCCATGAAGAACCAGCTCTGGATCGGCCCCCATAGTACCAACCAGGTTATGCAAATCAGCACTAACTTCAGTGTGCGGATTCTTGTATCCCAACTGCCCCTTGCCATAGGTTATGGTAGCATCCAGGAGATCCATCAGGTCATCCGCAAAGGGGAGACCGGTAAGTCCAGTTCCTGCAGCCATAACCAGCCACCACCTGAGGGCGGCGGGATCGTTACCGAAGGCGAAGCGATTAAGCGTATTAAAGACGTACTTCATGAACGGGAAGAACGCTGCCTTCTTGCCCCTCAACCACTCAGGGTTATTCCACCGTGCGTTCTCATTCTGAGTGTGATCGACAGCGACCCTCGCGAAGTGCATGGCATCATAGTCAGAGTTTCCAGCATCCCAGGCAAGCTTGGCTGCGGCAATAGAAGTCAGGTAGCGATTAGTCTTCTCCACCACTTGGAAGGGAACAGCGGACGCGAAGGTAAGACCGTAGGCCCACCGCTTTACTGGCGGTAATAGGGGATTCTTATGCTGACTGTACTCGGAGGATGCAACAGCCGCATCCGTCATCAGGGACTGGTCAACGAAGCCCTGCTGGATACCCCATTCAACCAAGCGTGCAACTCGAGGATCAACCTTGTTTGGGTTGCCAGTCATTAGGTTCATCTGACCGACGGCCCAATTAAGGGCATTAGCGGTCTCCTCGTGCCCATAGCGCGCCGCAAGGTAAGGATAAGTTACCATCGGAATCGAGGAGAAATTAACGGCAGCCGACTTGATGTTGAAGCCCAGCGTAGTAAAGAAGACGAAGCTCCTCAAAGCTTGCCACTCGTTCTGCGGCTCGGTCATATACTTCAGGTGGCGCTCCATGTGCTCGATAATCCGCTCAAGCTTAGTCACGTCACCAGAGTTGGTCGCACCGTCCCACCGGGCCTTAGCAATAACCTCGGGATCACCAGTTGCCAGTGCTTGCTTCCACAGCATGTCGCCTGCATATCGCTTAATAGCCGCATCCTCGCGCACGCGGTCAATATCCATCTTGGCGAGGGGGGCATACTCACTCCGTGCGGTGTGTGAGGCCCAGGACATGACGAAGGAATTCAGACCACGGATGAGATCCTCGCTGTAGCCTTCAACTCCGCGCCTAGCCAACCAGCGAGCCTTGTAGCCTTTAACGGGAGAGTTCTCCTCGATCATGTGCTTGATAACGTCTTGCTGCTCCTTGGTTAGGTTGGGGAGCTTCTTCGCCAGTTCCTGCATGAAGTAAGCAGGCATACCCTGAAGGAGACGCATTTCATCTGAAAGCTTGGAGGAGAAGACTCGATACTTGTTGCCGGAGAACTGGGCCTTCGCACGCTGCAGCTCGATCTTCTGGCCGAGGCGGGTTTCCGTGGCAACCAGGTGAATGACCTTACCCTTATCATCGTACACGCCCACGGTCCAGTTACCATAGCGCATGTGCGGAAAGTAAGGCCTTGCCGCCATATCAGCAAATTCCTTGTCAAGCTTGGCCAGCTGGAGGCGAAGCTCCGTCTGGTCACCAGCGTAGGCCTCCCGTATCAAGCGCTCCGTACTGTCCTTTGCCAGCTGCAGAGCCTGATCAAGGATGGATTTAATCTCCTTCTTGATTGCGATGGTCTCTGGATCTAGGCCAGCATTCTTCAAGGCTTCATCGGAGTAGAAGATTCCCCTTCGATCCTCGTCGAAGATTACCTTGGCCAGCTTGTTCTGCTGGTCCCTGCCAAGCTTCTTGATTTCCCTGGTTACTTGGTCAGCGATACCAGCTCTTTGCACACGGATGGCGTGCCAGCCTCTCATCGTCTGATCAACGTAGTTAACGAGGCCAGCTACGTGCGCATTCCTATCCTTAATCTGGATCAGGTTATTGGTTCCCCTAATGAACCAGTTGTAATCCTCCTTAGCTTCGAGCCACTTCTTCGCGCTCTCCCAATCCCAGGTAGCCCCTGGAAGTGGAACGCCCTTATCATCAACCTGGGATACCATCTTCTTAAAAGCGTCAAGTCTGCTCTGAACCTTGTCAGCTTCCTTACTCAGCCACCTGGTCATCTGCCCCTTAACCGTAAGGAGTTCCAGGTAGTCGGTGAAGGAATTGGCGTAGTTCAGAATACTCGGATGAGCAGCGTCCATCGAAAAGTGGCTGTAAGCCCTTTGCATATCCGCAATAGTTTCCTTAACAACCTTACCCAACTTTCCGGGAAGATTGAAGTTTCCAGTTATCGCTGCGGTAGCAAGCATCTCAGCAAAAAACTCATCAGCACTCAGGTAATAGGACAGCGCCCGGTCAGCACTTACAGTCACGTTAGAGGCAAAGTTCGGATCAGCTACAAACCCGATACGAGCGAGGGATATTGTAGGCATCTCACCCAACAGCTGCGTAATTTTCTCCTTCGACATCCTTCGGGCCCAGCGCACGTGCATGTCCCTGAGGTCTTCAACTAGCTTAGCATAGCCCTCGGGATTTTCAAGCCGTACCCGCTCCATAGCTTGATGCAGGAAGGCCTTCTCTAGTGAATGCCCAAGCTCGTGGTAGACAGTTTCCAGCCCATGCCGGAAGGCGGTTGTCAAGTCACTTGCCTCCCAATTAATATCTACTTGGATTGAATGAATGCCATGTCCAGACTGGGTATCTTTGTAGACCCCATCAGTTTCAAGGGTAGTCAGCTTCTTGCTCTTATCTATTCCATCTCCAAGCCTAATTACTATCCTGTCTTTACCCCCAAGTATATCTACTATTCCAAGAGCAAAGCGACCTGCCTCCTTTATCAAGGCAGCCTCTAGCTGAGCAGCTTTCAGAATCTTCTTTCCTGCTTGCTTTTTAGCTCTTATCTGTTCCTGCAGGCGCACGTACTTCTTAGACTTCTTTGGCTGCTTTAGGGCCTTTTTCATCTCAGCTAGCTCAGCCTCCATTTTGGCAAGTTCCCCTTTATAGAACTTCCACTGTTTCTGCCTGTACTGCTGAGATAGAATAGCCACCGGCTTTTTTGCAGCCTTGGCAAAAAAGGGCTTGTTCGGATCAACCCAGGTTGCCATGTCCCCCTTATCGTTTGGCTTTATCTCATAGGGAATTTCCAGGGCATCCAGAGTATTCTTTCCAAGGCTACTAAGGAACGTGGCTACGGAGTCGCGACCATGCACAGCCCCAGGCATGTAATACCCATGCTTACTCCCATAGGTGAAGGCGGGCATCCTAACCCTAGCAGCAGCTTTATTAGCCGTCTCGGACTGCGCTATCAGAGGATTTTCGGGGGCTACCTTTCGCAGGTAGTCTAGCGCCTTCTGCTGCGCATCCAGCGTATCCTTTGCTTGCACTATCTCCACAGGGCTATATAGGGTAGTTTCTCCCGCTTTCTCCGTTGGAAGAAACTCTTGCAAGTTATAGGTTACAGAGAACTGTTTGCTTCCATCAGGAGCTTTATCCTTTAACTCCTGAATATGAATAAGGAACTTTTGATTGGGGTCTTTAGAACTAAGATCTTTGGAGACCAACCCAGCGCTCATCAGGCCATCACTATCTGGCCCATCTACCTGCCAGAACGCCTGAGAATTGGCCTCCTGTACTCCTGGAATAAGTTCTTTCTTATGCAGACCAAAGTGAAACTCAACTGCTCTAGCTGCATCATCTGGAGTATCGAAGATGCCCAGCGATTCCCCGTCATCTGCCAACACAGCTTCCCAGGCAGAGTTATCCCCGTTCTCCATAGGGTGCTCAATCAACGCTGCTGCGACGGTGTCAATACCATCGTTTACTACATTAAAGTACTGCACAGGCTCCCCTGGAATAGCACCAGGATATGGAGTCCAGTGCGGGCCAAGATTGCCTAGGCCATCGTCTACCGAGCGCGGTGTTCCAACAGGCTTCTCTGGTGGTATAACTCGCTGTACCAGTGGTGATATTAGCGGTTCCTTACTGCCAGACTCCCGAGCGTAAATCTCGTTCAACTTCGCTATCAGCTCCCAGGGAACCTCGGTGAAATCTCCCTCGATAGTTGTGAAGTCGGGCTTGCCAGCCTTAGCTCTCTCCTTAGCTCGCCGCTCCGCGTCTTCCTTCTGCCATTGAGTCTGCCCCAGGTCGTCCCTCATAGTGCGGAAGTGAGCATACTTCGCCGCACCAAGAATAGTATCCAAGATAACGGCGGCGGAACCACCCGCAGCAGCCGACTGGAAAAGCTGATCATCAAGTGGTCTTGCTGGATCATAGCCAACCACATCTGAGGCAATATAGTTCGATCCAATCTGCTCAAGGGTTTCCTGACTGGCATTCTCCAGAATCGAGAGCCCTCTATCCTTCACGAAGGTGGTTATGGCGTTCGGCTGGCCAAGTGCCATCTTATAGTTCTGTGCCAGCCTCTTAAAGATGCCTAAGCGCTGCAACTGCCGCACGGCCACCACACTTGATCCAGTGCCAATTAGAGCATTCAGGTCATGCGTAAGGTTAAGCTCGTCATCTGAGATGTTGGGGTCCGAGACAAGGGCATCGAAGGCGGACGAACCACCAGCCTCAGCCATGCCAATAGTCAAAGCACCTGGGGCTCCAGCTACCATGCCACCAACGAGTGGCGCACCAACCTGCGCAGTGAATGCCGGGACAGTCTCTGTCCAGAATCCCGGTATACTCTCCCTCCTTAATAGGTCCTGGGTCTCCTTCGCAAGCGAGCGCCGTCGAGCGGAAGAGGACTCCTTCATCTGCTTGCCGAGGGCGACAATGCCAAGAGATTCACGCAGGTCAGTTACTGGTTGATCCGTGCGTTCTAGAGCTGCCTGAACCTCGGGGGCAATCTGGCTGTAGTCGTAAGGTTGATCCTTACTCATAGCCTGGCCAACCTGGTTAAGCATAGTCAGCGATGCCTGCTTAACCGGGTCTACACCCCACGCCTGCAAGTTAGCCTTGGCAGAGCGCCAATTAGCTGTACCGAAGATAACGCGCGCGGCCTCTCCTATTCCCCTGGCGATATAGCCGAGGTCACGCATGTTCCTCGGTGCATCGACTGGCTGGTAAGGCTCATCTTCCTTCACCAAAGGAGAGTTAGGGACGTTAGAGTCTTCTTGCAGATGAAGGGTAGATTCCGGCTGAAGCTGCAAAGGACTCTGCAAAGGAGCCGGTTGATCCTCCTCTAAGGTTAGCGGGCTCTTCACTTCTTCCACCCCGGATCATTCTGATTAACTATGTGCATACCACCATCTGGCCCCTTTACACGCACTTTACCATTCGACAGAACATCTACAACCTCAAAGATGTTTCCGGCGGTATCAGCCTTCTTCATTCCAGGCTGCCAAGGAGATACTTGGGGGGTGCCACGAGGAACAAACTTAGCCGGTTTCGGGGGCTGCGCAGGAACCGGCCTACCAGCTACGGCTGAGTTTGGATTGGTAGCGGAAGCGGGAGCGGGGGCGGGAGCTGGCGTATTATCGTGTCCCAACGCAGCCAGCTGCGCAGCCGCAACATCAGCAACAGATGGAGTGTCAATTCCTGCATCTGTGAGCTGAGTTCCATAAAGCGCTGGTACAGGCGGCATCGTAGCCTGCAAGGCACGAAGCTTAATTTGCGCCGGAGTCTCGTTAGGGAATTGAGCTTGTAAGGCAGGAGTGATCTCGTTCATCAACTGAACACGAGCCGCCGGTAGCTTTCCTGAAGTCACATCAGCACGGGTTCGAGCTGCATATCTATCAGCTCCGGCGGCAATTCGGGCCTTCTCCAGTTCCGTCTGGTTGCTCGCTGCCTCGCGCGCATTCCTCGCGCGACGCTCACGACCCATCTCATCCGCCTGGCGGGCATCAATCTTCAGTGCTCCCTGATGGTAGCTCTGAGTCTCGGCGAGCTTGTCGCGTTCAAGCTTGGCGGCTTCAGCCTCGGCCGTCTGCTTTCGCTGCAGCTCTCGCATCATCATCATATAGTCCTGCGAGCGCTGAATCGCGGAACCGATATTACCAAAGGGGGTAATATCAGGCTTCGACTGAGCAAGTGCGAGGGCAAACTGCTGGAACTGCTGTTGCTTCTGGGGATCGGCCATCATCCCATTCCAGGCTTGACCAAGAGAATCAAAGAGGCCCATGTTAGTACCCTCCACCAGTAATCGGATTCCACATCGTCGGCTTGTACATATGGTTTATGTCAAAGCCCGAGGGGGTAGCGCCGAATGCTCCAGGTCCAGTAGGTCCAGCCGCCCCAGGTCCAGCTGCCCCAGGCGGCTTACCAAAGAGCGTCGCAAGGTAAGCACCAGCACCAAGTCCTTGCATTGCCCCTGTAAGGGTATTGCTCGGTCCAATACTGGTTGTGGTCCCGCCATAGTCTCCAACGCGGCCCAGGAGTTTCTGTACTGCATCCAGATGGGCATACGGAGCTTGCTGTTCAAAGGAGTGCTTCGCCATTGCCGCATCAATAAGTTGCTGAGCGTAGGCTTGATCAGCACCACCAACCATCTGCAGAATCTGGCCAGGCTGCATCCCCGCCTGGAGGAGCATGGGAATCATCTGCTGTGCATTCTGCTGTAGGCCAGCAGCATTAGTCCAAGTATTCAAGCCCAGGTTGGAAAGCTGTCCAGCCAGGTTATCCATAGACCGACCAACCGCAAGGCCTTGACCCTGCTGATTCTTGGAATCACCATAACCGCCAGCAAGGACACCGGAGGAGCGAATTGATGGTAGGGCCTGCTCAGTAAGGGCCTGCATAACGCGGCGGCTAATATCCGCAGACATTCCGGAGTAACCTGGGATAGCATTCAGATTGGTCAGTATAGCTGGATCGAGCCATGCATTATTCACAGCAATGGCTCGATTCACCATGTCAGGAGCAGCACCAGTGGCAAACTGGCGCCATGCATCCAGGCCCTGAATAGTGTCGCCAGTTCGAGCGGCTACGGTCGGGCCCTCGAAATACTTGGGTGGCCCCTGATTAAGGAGCCTACCAACCCCAGGCATGTAGTCGTCATAGACCTTCTGCTGCTGAGGATCAAGGGAGACCTTCGTAGTAGACTTCTGCTTCTTCCTACCGAGAAGCCCACCAATGAGCCCACCCCCAGCAGAAATCAATGCAGCTGTGGTTGCCGGTTCCATCTTCGTTCTCCAGAATTCGTGCTAATCGCCTTAACGTGTAAATCTATTTACATGGTGCCCATTAATTATAGACCAGGAAGGTTGGTACAATCTCGTCTATAGCAGCATCATTAAATGTACCATTCAGCAACACCATGCGCATCATAACCCTAACTTTCCTCGTACCAACTGGTACAGCAAATTCGTGCATCTGTGCATCCCACGCGAAGCCACCCCCACGATCGGTAACTGGAGAGGCTAACCCTGTGGTTGCACTGTCAAGAAGAACACTAGACCCGTCATAGAAGCGCAGGTCAATGGCCGGCTTATCAGTATCTACCCCACCAAGGCGGGTTCCAGCCCACCAAGTCAGTCGAATCCAACATTGGCCTGCATCAACCTTGGCTAAAGGAACTGTGGTTTGCGTAGCAAGGGTAATATCCTGATACTGAATACCTATCGTGGTATTATTACCAAGAAAGAAGAACGTACCAAGTGGTGGATGCCTGGCCAAGTTAGAATCAGCAATACCGTGGAAGGGATCATACGGTGTCTGCTCTGACGACTTAGTCCACCCTATATTATTCTTTGCCTCTCCACCAGGATTGATAAAGCCTGTTACAGTATAAACTGTTGGCGGCTCTACAGGTGGAGTACCACCTTCAATATGTGGTTTAAGGACAAGAATGGTTCTTGGGATCATCCCAAATCTCCCATGAGAACCCACTCATTGACCGCACGCCAATGCAAGGCAACGGTGCCCCACTGCGCTCTTACATTAGCGGTTAGTGGTGTGCGGATAGTAACCCCGTTAGCTCCAACTACACTTGTCTGTCCGGTGCCAACCTGGCGAACCTGAATAGTCATAAACTCTTCGAAGGGCACGGCAGCATCCAACGGAACTATAACCTGATTTGGGTTGGAATTACTCATCTCTATACAGTAACCAGCGTCCTCAAGTACAAGCGTGTAGCTCTCGCCACTTTGTAGATTAATTGGCACCGTTGGCGGGGCTGCAGGTCCAGGAGGTCCAGGCTGTGAGGAGCCTAATTCCTTCCACTCGGTTCCATTATACCAAACTGGAGTCGGTTCCCCGGTGGAAACTGGGTCCCACCCAGAACCATCCGCCACCGCAAAGATGCCCTGCCGGGGCTTCTCTGGTTCCCTATTTACTAGGGGCATTTTCGAGAGGTCCAGGGCATTCAGAGTCGAAGCTATCCGCAAGAATTCCTGCTGGATCTTCACGTCGCCTATGTAAGCCGGATTGTAAAAGGGCTTAGTCAACCCCATGCCTCCCCACCGTCAGTACTGGTCTTAATACCGGCAGCAATAAAGGGCGTTCCAGGGAGAACCATATCTCCAATACCACCTGAGGACCAATTCCAGATCAGAGCCCTTGTCGCATACTGTGCATCATCCTCCGGAATACAGAACCAGATCTCCTTATCAGCGTGGTTAGCGAAGACGAAGGAGTTTCGGTAGTTCCTACCACTAAGGCGAGAGAATAACCACTTCTTCCTTCGCTGCTCCAGAATGGAAACAGAGCTTCCTCTCTGTCCAGTGTGTACGATTATGTCGTGCCTTGTAAGGACAGCATGGCCACCAGGAAAAGCAGCTACGCAATCCTTCCACAGAATTCCCTCACCATCATTCAGCAATCGCCACGAGGCAAAGAAGCTGGGCGCACCAATGTACTGAAGGGCGTACGTCGATTCCTCGCGGTAGACGATGAAGAGATCACCCATCTCGAGGCCGTCTACGATCACATCAGTAGTATCACCAAGGTCCCTTTCCCCTGTATCCTTCGTTGGATCAGTCGGATCCCAGGCAGTAGGAATAGACCCAGGCTCTGCAGGATGACTCCAATTCAGGCGATAAGGATAACTGAATCCTCCCTGAATCATATTCCCAGCAATTAGAAGATTCTTGTACGACTTGAGAAAGCGGCAGCGCCATGAAGTCGGCCAATAAAGGAGGTCCTGCAACTTCTCACTGATAGACATGAAAGGCCACATCTGCGGTGTGTCGTTAGGAATGTTGAAGATGGGAATACCAGAGAGAAGGCTCATCTGCCATCTCTCCGCATCATCGCCAGAGTAGTTTCCCGCCTCCCGAGTAATCTCCTGATGAAGAACTCCGTCAAGAGCGAACAAGCGCGAGGAATTTCCATAAACCCAAAGAGGGGTTTCAATCGGCGGGAACACCTGTAACCACGTGGGCGAAACCCTCCCAGGACTTAGCACCGCACCGTAACCGTAAGCTCGTTCAACTCCCTTCGGGGTAAAGCGTACATTCTCTCCATCAGAGAAGGCATTGGGCGGTAACTGTGTCGGGTCAAGGTCCGACACAATTCCTATCTTACCGAGGTCTTTAATTAGCATCTTCTTTCACTCGACATTCCGCTAACTCAGCTATGGCAAGCAAATTGGACTGCAGCACCCGTGCGCACTCTTTATAGGCAAGGTAGGCATTCCGAAGATCCTCGTGCGTATCCCCTTTCTTCACCGGCCCAGGCAATCCCTCGCAATCGCGAAGTAAGCTAGCCGGTATCGACTGGCAATATACGTTAACCCTAACTATCTTAGGGCTCGGACACCCAGTCAACAGGGCAACGGATAGGCTCACGAGCCCAAGCTGCGCAATCCGGATCACTCTTGATTGCTTCACGGTAAACAACCTCTGCCTTTGGCCGCTCCTTCAGGATCACGTCTAACCGCTCTTCATTCTTTGCCAAGAGTTTTGCAGTCTTAATCGCCGACTCCTGTAAAGCCGCCTTCTCCTCCTTAACCTTGACCAGCTCATCCTTAACAACTTCCAGCTGTGCAGCCTTATCGTAAGCATTACTAATAGACCACCACAGCCCAGAGATAAGGAGAAGGGCTAGGAGTCCACCACCAAGCTTAAGATAAAGTGGATTCATTGCTTCTTGGGCGTATTTAGAAAGCCGAGGAATGTAACGAAGCACCCAACTCCAACCATTGTCCAAGCATACGCCACCGGGCTCATGGAAACCTGAAGGGCGACTGCGTTAACCTGCACGACCCCCAACATAGAGGTAAGCAGGCCGGTGAGTTTAGTCTTATTCCGATCTAAGTAGAGCCAAAGCTTTTTCACAGGATTCCCCCATAGTAGACCGTTTTCGACTTCCCAAAAACCCCAACTGGTTCCTTGCGTGCGGTAAGGAACTCCCTCGTTGGCGGACTATCATCAACGTAGCAAGAAATATGCGTCCACTCCCCAAACTCCAGGATGCACTGCTTGAAGGGGATTGTGCTCCGCTGCACAGCCTGACACACCGCACGGGGACTCATGCCAGTAACCACTATATCAGCCGCCGCCCCAAGGAGATGATCAGAATTCTTGCTTCCACCAACTGCCTTATTCAGCCACGAAGGTCTATAGCCAGAAAGAATCACAATTACCTTGTTGCCAAGAAACCTGCGCAGCGGCTCGAGAACCTCAACGCACAGCTTCTGCTCGTTCTTAAGCAGTTCATAGGGAGTAGTGAAGGACTTACTCATCCTCGCAGCAGTCATCGAGCGCTCGAACTCATGCTGATAGAAGTGTTCGCTCAGCTGAACCCCACCGTACATATTAAAGCCCCTTTAGAAGAGACCAAAGCTTTCCAAGGGCAACGGCTATCCCGCCACCCAAGGAACCTGCTAGTATCAGTGCGCCCTTACCGCCCTCCCAGCGTTCAGAGCGGCTAATTAAGACATCGAGCTTTTTATTCATCTCCGCATACTGCCTACACAGGCTTTCTATGGCGGAATCGTGCTTTCCACAAAGGAACCGAATCTCACCCAGCTGATCATCATATGGATGCATGTCAGATCCCTATCCACATAATGAAGTGCAGAGCACGCCCCGGCTGCAATGCTGACACCGTATGTGTATGAGCTGCAACCGCATCTCCAGTGAGAGTATGCGTATGCGTAGCACCTGAACCTACTGTCTCAGTGGGCCAAATGTTAGGCGCCGTACCAGTTCCCCTGAGCGAGTATGCGGTATCCCCAGTCAAGCCTGAACTTTGAGCAGCCAAGAAACTCCCTGGCGCACCCGATCCTGCGATATTAGCGGTCGTAAAGTGCTCGTGCGCCGGAAGCTGAGCCTCCGTAAGGGCCGTCCCACTAATAGTACCAGAGGGCGTATGCCCACCCGAGGAACTGGTAGTAGGAGTCGCTGCTCCCATAGTAGCGTTAAGGGCATACGTGCCGCCTGCGCCCACCGGAACCAGGTTACGCATATCAGGCGTACCATTGGTTCCATCGCAGACTGCCCAACCGTTCGGAAGATTCACTGGATCTCCGTAGTACATCACTATCTTGCCAACAAAGACAGCCCCACTCAGTTCATCGTGGGTTGCCGTCATTGCCCCTGTAATGTTCGGAAAGGAGTTCTTAACAGCTGCCTTGAGATTGCGTAAGTGGTCATCTCCATACTTCCTCTTATCCAAGGAAGTGGGGTTACTTACAACCAGATCACTGATGTAGGTTGGATTCTCGAGCCCCATTTCTTAGTCCTCTATTCCATAAGCCTGGGCCGCATGTTTGCGGGCTTCGTCCATCACCATCAGCTCACCAATGGCCCTCTCTTCCAAGCTGGAAAGAGTTCGGGCCAGCTTCTCATTCTGCAAGACCGTACCAGCAAAGATCGTAGCAGCTCCAAAGATCAGGGCACTATCAGCATACTTACCCCAGTAAGTGGCCTCTGTATTGCTATCATCAAGCACAGTTGACTTGCCGTGATAGAAGAACCTTACGCTGAAGATCGAGTCAGGAATCGGCCGCAAATAAATCCTATTCCTGAACAGGTAATAGCCCTTTGGAAAACCGGAGTCGTCGTCCTCTTCACTGAATAGACGATCGAGGGACGGCGTCTTAACGAGCTTCTGCTCCGCACCATCCGCATCAGTAATGAGCATGATTCCTTCATCATACTCACGCAAGAAATCTGCAGGAAGCGCAATCCAATCCTGCTCGGCGACCGTAACAAGCCCACTGGATTCAGTCTCCAAGAACCAAGGCAGGAAGTTACCAAGCTCCCTCATGTTAACCCAAGACTTGGCCATAGCCAAAGCCTCAGCTCGATAGGCCATGCGCCTACCAACATGAAAGAGTATGCTGGTAATCAGTTCCGCATTCGTTGCCATCTTTCTTCCTCAGGAAGCTGGAACCTGCCCCATCTCAGGTTCCATTCCCTCACAGCTCTTAGGCAGCCGTGATGTTGCCAAGGTACGCCATCGTCTTCTCGTGATGGAACTCCATCGTAACTTCCGTCAGCCACTGATCCTTCTGCAGGTCTTCATCATTGGCTTGGATGTTCTTCTCGATGTGAGTATCGCGACCACGAAGCGGACGATACGTGAGGCCTGCCGGGTTGATGATGAACATCGAGTTCGTGTACCGCGGATGCCTCGAGAGCAGCGGGTGCGTCTTCAGGAGAAGCTCACCCTGCGGCATGACGAACCGGCCAAAGCGCATACCATACGTGGAGACGATCCCCTCGTAGTTGATCTGCGTCGTTCCGGAGTCCTTCACAACCTTATTGAGCGCATTCAAGGCACCATTGCCGCAGAATGCCAGGCGCTGGTCACCGGCCCCTTCACCAGAGAAGTTAAAGACCGGATACACCCTGTCCAGGAAGGTGTTCACAGTCACCGCCGCCCCATAAACATAGGCGTTGGTGACAATAAACTCACGCAGGCCGCCCATCGAACGCAGCGGCTGGTTGTTGCTCCCCGTAATCTCCGACGCCTTACCCATCAAGAGAGACCACTCGATCTTCTCGGCGTGATCAAACGCCTTGCGGCGCTGCTCGTTCTTGATAGGATCACCAGTACGGAACCGCGTTGCCTTGGCCGTATTCGTGATGTCATAAGGCGTCTTGAAGATCTGCGTGTAGTTCGTGAACTTCGTCGGGTTCCTGCTCACAGTCCCCGGCGCGCCCGTGCCTTCACCGTGGGCCGAACCGATCCTGGTGAAGTACGTGTTGTCGAGGATGGTGGCCGCCGTGGAACCTGCAAAACCACGCGAGATGGTGAAAGCATTATCAGACGCAACCGCCGTGACACGAACAAGCTCCGCATCATAGGCAGCAATCTCGGTCGATTCCACCTGCAAAATGTCACCAACATTCAGAGCCAAGGCACCATCATCAACGACAACTGCAGTATCACTGTCATTCATGTTGGTGCCATCATTCAGGCGAACCCGAGTGATGTCCAAGGTCTCTTCCCACCAAGAAGTCTGCGGGTCGTCAAGGCTCTCAGTCTTCATCTTCGACGTGAGCGCGAAGATGGGTGCCATCCCGTTCGGCTCCAGCCAAAGGATCGTTTCCCGAAAATTCTTCGGGCGCTCGTCGGTACCAAAGGAGCCGGTACCGCGCAAACCTGCAAAAGAAGTCATCGTAGTCTCTCCTCAAAAGTTACTGAGTGTCAAACATTTCCCGTCGCCAATCTTCCGCCAACTTCTCGAAGCCATCAGGGGCTCCGTTTGGCCTGCTTACAACCGCTGGTGGCGTGCCCGCGCTAGATGTGCCCGCCGGAGTAAACGGCACAGGTACGGGAACAGCAGGCGGGGGCGGAGGCGTTACTTGCCCCTTAGTCCTGGCGGCGATGGGGTCCAGTCCCAAGGAGAGCATTGCCAATGCCCCCGCCTGCTGAATAACCGTATCAACGTCTGCCTGGGGATTGAGCTGCTTATAGGCCAAGATGGCCTGCCCCACAACCCTTTGGTCCTTCCCCTTCAGGTCAGGCCAAGTGCCGTAGAACTTGTCATCCAGTTCCCTATTCGCTCGCTCCCTCTCCATAGCAGCCTGCACCAAACCCGGCATCTGCTCCACCATAGCTGAGTAGACACCTGCCTGGATCTCGAAATGCAGTTTTGCGAAGTGCTTCGGCAGTACCGTAGCAAGACCTTCGTCAGCAATACCAGCTCGATCCTCTTCGGAAAGAGCATAATGCTTCTCAAGTTCAGGAAGGACCTTGGCCCTTACCTTCTCAAGAGTAGCTGCCTGCTCCTCTGGTGTCGCGGCAACAGGGGCTGGTGGTACCTGTTGCTGACTAGAAATCGGTGGCTCCGGAGTAACCACAGGTTGCTGCGAAATAGGCTCGGCGGCAACCGGAGCCGGAGCGGGAGTAGTGGCCTCTTTAGGAGGTTCGGCGGGAGAGGTGTTTTGCGCACCGTCCGTTGGAGAACCTGTCCGCGTTTCGGGGGTGGAGGCCTCGGAGGAGGAAGAAGGAGGAGAAGAGGAAGAGGGAGGAGCCTCTGGGACTACGACTGATTCGTCGGGGTCCGAGGCGAAGCTCTCCGCCAACTTCTCGTAGTCGGGGAAGAACTTCTCCTTAACCGCCGTCGTTTCGACCGAAGTCGAACTCTCCGGTGCCGGAGCTAAAAGAGTATTCGCCACTGCCTGTTCCGTCGTCTGCTCGCCCATCGCCGTTCTCCTTAATGAATCTCGCTATCTTCTCCACCAGGTCGTCGATTCTCACATCAACTATAGCCTGGAAGAGCATAATGCCGCTGATCTCGCCCTTCTTGTACTCCTGCTCCAGAACCCGGTCCATTGCACCCAGCGGTGAAAGCACAATCTCTTTGGTCCTCGAGTCTATCTGATCCTGCGCCAAATTCACTAACCACTGATAGCCAGCCGAAGAACGCAAGGACTTCAGATTAGAAAGTTCCTCCTGAAGTTCCCGTACCGGTGGCTCCGAGGTTGGCTCCAAGCCTTGTCTGTTGCTGCCCATTTTGACCCCCTATAGGAACCACATTCCCAGCCTGCAGTTGCTGCTGCAGTTGCTGTGGCCCCATTACGCCGATCCTAAACTTTGTAGCATTCCGCTCGCCCTGGATACTCATTGCGTGCTCAACCAGGCGAGAAACATCCCACTGCTGTATCAGCAGGGGATTGCCAGAAATCATCATAATCATCTCTTTCCAGAAATTCGCCTGCGCCAACCTATCAATCGGCAGCGAGCCGTCAATCGGCACATAGTCATAGAAGCCCGAGATGTTATCTGGAGTAACCTTAACAGCCTGATAAGCAACAGCATCCTGCATCAGGGAGCCCGCGATCCTGTATTCTCTCTCCTGGCTCATCAGCTGCTGCGTATTCATCAAGAGGGTCTGCGCGAGCGGCCCAAAACCTACCGCGGCAAAGTATTCCGCCGTCGTCTTCATACGCGACGTGGAGAACCCAGTCCTCGTGCGCACCTCCGTGGCAGTCTGCCGGTCGGAACCCACATCCTGAACACCCATAACATCATGCACTACCCCAAGGGCACGCTGCATCATGTTCTCGACTATCGCCATATCGTTCGGATGCCCTTGAGTAGGGTCTTGGGTCGTCAGCTGATGAATCATCTCCCTCGGGTTCTGACCATAAGCCCTGGGCTTCAGGCGAATAATCGTGCCCCCAAACGGCTGCGTCATGTCCTGAATAGTAACCCTGGAAGGATCTACCACCCGAGTATCATTCAGGCTCTTGCGAACGCCGTACATATGCGAGTTGAAAAGCCACGTAAGGGCATCGGAGAGAGGCTTAATCACCTCGATCATTGAGGACTTGATAAACTCCTCAGCTCCTAGGCCATACTCGATTACCTCGGCGGGGAAGCGATTATGCAGGAGACCAAGGGGCTGCGCTCCTATAAGCAGCTCATTATTCGCAACTGTGAAGACCCACTTTTCCACATTCTTCGATTGTCCAAGACCCCAGTCCGCTGGGACAAGTCGAATGGTCATCTCGTGCAGCGTGTGGAAGGACGGCCCATTATAGGGCATCGTGTCCCTCATGTAGGGCAGATCAAGTACCTGGGAGGCCTGCTCCTGACCCCCGTAGATCGAGTCGTAGGACTTGTTCTGCGATTGCTTCTGCTTAAGCAGCTGCTCCACATTAAAGTAGCGCCCAGCCGCTGCGCCCTCGAGAATCTCGTGCGTTCCCACGCGAACGTCTCGCCCGAAGAACTCCCCTTCCTGGAAGTTCCACAGGGGAACTCGAGGATCTGGATACACGTCATGTACTGAGATATTGTAGAGCCTGTTACCCTCGTAGGACGTTACAGTAGCAATCTCCTTTTCCCTCTTCGTCTTGAAGGGAACCGGCATTCCCATCAGGGTAACTGGCTTCTCTACGATGCGAGAGACCTCAGCTGTCTCCTTACACCAGTAGGAACCTATGAAACCAATCCCGTACTTGCAGGCTGAGAAGAGCCAGTTCATTAGCACTGGAAGGTGGCGGCCCGCTCGAGCCTGGTAGTCCATTATGGCTTCAACAGCCTGAATGGAGTTCTGGGTTTCCCCGTGCCTTCCAGAGAACTGGTAAATTGGGCTGCGCGAAAGGAAGACCGAACTCAGGTAGGTGTGCGCCGTCATCGCCACTGCGTAGGAGTACGGAACTGAGAGCGTGATGTAGTCCAGCTTTCCCTCAGTGCGCAGCGCAGTTTTCTTCTTCGCATCTACTTCCTTGACGGGAATGTAGGCCTTGAAGCTCTCATCCATCGCATTAAAGCGAGCACGCGCGTCCTTCATTCGCTGGTCGGAATACTTCTTCCTGTCAAGGACCATCTGCGTGATAGCCTTGCACTTAGGAGAATCGGGAGCAAGCTCCATCTGCAGGCCCGTATAGGATGCTTTTCCTGCACTCATGGGCACAAACTCCCTTCCATAAGCTTAAGAGGCGGAATCAGTTTCTCGTCCATAAGGTAGCTCAAGTCCTCTGCCTCCCCATCAATAGAGTTAAGGAGCCACGGCGTGGCCGAGTCCAGGGCTATGGCGAGAGCGTCCAGGAGGTCAAAGTCCACTCCATCGCGATAGTCAGTAATCTGCTTGATAACGTCAATGTGCGTCTTGCGAATGAGGAGGCTCCCATTAGCAAGGCGCCCGCCGATGGCTTGACGAATTCGATTGGGCTTGCTGCGGCGGTCGTTAAATTCCAGGATGCTGACGAAGTAGTTCTCCTGATTCATCTTGGTCCCAAAGTACCACGCGAGAACCTGCTGATAGGCAACCGATTCGATTGCTACCTGACGAGGCCTCCAGCGCTGCGCCATGAGGAAGAACTGATTCCAGATTTCCTCCGGGTTCTTGCCCTTCTGCGCGTAGTACTCGAGGAGATAGGCTTTCGAGTTCGCTAGGCCAATGGCAACAATTGCACACTTGTGAGCGCTCTTCTGGTTGGACCGTGCGGGATCAATCGCGAAGAGGACGTCCATGACCTCCGGCGGGTTCTCGTAGAACTGCAGGAGCTTCGAGTTGAAGGCTGCGCCATCCGGTGAGGCAAGCTTGCATTCCATTTCCCGAAGCCACAGGTAAAACTGGCCGCGATCAATGTAGGCCTGACGCTCAGCCTTAAGGAATTCAGTAGTGAAGCGCTGTGGCCATGCGCTAACTTCGCCCTTGGTTTCGTCCATGAGAAAGCAGGGAAACTTGATCGTCTTCCAGTTGGAGGACGCGTGCGCCTGGTTAATGAGGTCGTGCGAATCGAGGGAGGTCGCCAGGAGAACCATCTTGGAGAATGGATTCTCCGTTGGCGGCGTCAGGGAATTCTGCAGGGAGCCGAAGAAGAGGGCATCCATCTTCGTGCGCTGTTCCTCGGTCGCGGCATTCTCCTCGTCGTTCGGATCATCAACTACGATCAGGTCGGGGCGGAAGTCGTCCTGAGTATTGATACCGCGTATCTGACCAGTGATGCCAGCCGCAATAACTGTAATCTCGATTCCCAGTCCAGCGTGCTTGATGGAGATTTCGTCATCCGTCCACTTGGAACCTCGGGATAGCCCATAGAACGCAGTCCACTTTCGATTAGTCTCGATCTGTCGCTTGAGCCAGCGAATGGATCGAACGGCATGCCCAAGGGACTTGGAGACGTAGAGAATCGTCCTGGAGATTCCATAGGAAATCCTCTTCGCCGTAAAGAGGCGCGTATTAGTTGTCTTGGCACCACCGCGGAAAATCTCAGCTGCGAAGTAACGGGAATCCTTTTCCTCGAGGCCGACCCACAGATCGTGGTGCATCTGCGCGGAGCCCTGGCGCACGGTGCGAGGGAAGAAGCAATGTGAGAAGAAAATGCCGTCCTCGGCCGCCAGATTGAAAACATCGGCAACCTGGAGGACGACTTCTTCCGCAGCGCTCATTTCTTCTTACCGCCCTTTCCCTTCTTCTTGCAAGCCATAAAGATTACCTTACTTCCCTCCGTAAAGAAAGACAATGTGGTTGCTGGAATAGTCGAGGCCCACTTCGGGTATGGGCTCGCGGATGAAGAAGGGCTGCGTACCATCGGGCGCCTTGACCCACGGATCGTAGTACTTGCAGACCTCGATGGCGTGCAAGATCCAATTCGGGAGCAGGAGTCCCAGGAGTCTCTTATAGTGCGCCATCTGGTAGATCGCGTCCATCGTGTTCCTTAGCTTGCACTCGAAGAGAATAGCTCTTCTATCGTCCGGAAGTAGAAGCAGACCATCCAGCTGGTTGTAGTGAATACGCTCTCTGCAAGTCCATACAACCCACCGCTCGGGCATGTAGAAGATGCCATGTCTACTCTCCATCAGCTCCGTGAAGTTGTCCTGGAAGCGGTAGCCTGCTCTCGCCTGAGGTGACCTGGAGCGGGGGGCTGGGAAGGGCGGGTGCCGTGTCCAGTTGGCCCTCAATGGTTTCGCCTCGTTCCGGTACCGCAAGCCGCGCGAGCCCAATTCGGCCCTGGGCTGCTTCGTAGACGTCTCGACCGACAAAGATCTGTTGCAGGTTATACTCTGTAGGTCCACTATTGCCGCCGCCATTTTTCCCTCCTCCTCCATAACCCATCGCCTGAAGGGTCATATCGGCTGTTTCCTTGGCCTCTTTCTGGGACATGAAATCTACGTTGTCGAGAAGCTTGTCCAGGGTCCGGTGCGCGAGAACGGCTACCTTGTCCTTGACTGTCGCGACTACTGTGTGGTGGAAAAGCGTGCCCTGCTTCTCCAGGAGCTTATCCTGGAAAGCGGGCGAGTGAATGATGATGGAGAGCCACGCCTGAGAAACCCCGAAGTGTGCGGCTACGTCACCCAAGGGGGTGGCTGGACTCTCCATCAGGAAATTCATGATGGCTTCATGCTTGATAGAAACCCGTTTGATTTCTGGCATATTAGTCTGCTCCCAAGTACTGGAGCTTTGGATCGTATCGCTGTAATTCCCAAACCGGGCCATCATTGGACTGGAGGAGGAACGCCAGATAACGTCCGCTGGTTATTGGATCTACGAACTCGCTCTCCCCAATCGTGTAGGTGAATGGCCCCTCGTAGGTAGGAGTATCCTCAGGTGAATCCTGAAAACCAACACTAATCTCGATGGTTGCCCCAACATCTCCCCTTAGGATTGGGTGGAGCTTTGTCACGCTGTAAATGCCGGTGCGGTCCTCCGGGGGCTTTATTGACAACCGCTCGACAAAGGCAACAACAGGAGTATCACCGAAGTTAGCAAAGGTGGGGCTGAACTGGATAAAGCCCCCGGAGAGAATTCCGACTGGGTATCGGCCAATGTCAAGACCCGTGCCCTCATCCCACGTATCCTCGCCGTCCTCCCAAGAATCGGCGTCCACCGCGTAGGCTGCTGGAATGAAGGTAAGGGTTGTCTCGCCACCGATATAGCCCTTAGCTCGGATAGAGCCGGAGACAGAGAAGGAGAAGGGAGCATCGGCACTGAGCTTGCCCTTCAGTTTGCCGCCTGAGGAGGTCGGGGTAAAGGTTAGGGTGGTTCCGCCCGAAATCTTGCCGCGTGCAAAGATGGTCCCAGCAACCGTATATGTTACGGTCGTAGAGGCGCTTATGCTACCTTTTGCGCGAATTGTCCCACTAGCCGTGAACGTCAGGCTACTGGAACCATCCATTTGCATCACAGTCATTAGGCCCCCGTGATCGAGAGCTGACCGGCCGCGAACTCTGGCTGAATCAGGTTAGCGATCGCGAGGGATGCGTTGAGCGCTCCGGAGAAGAGGAGAACGCCGGTCCCTGACGAGGCCGTACCGATGCCGAAGTGCGTGGCTGTCGCCGTACTTCCTGTGCATTGAGGAAAGGTGACGGCAGCGGTGTTAGTCCCTACCTCGGCGGTAACCGTGAAGCCTCCAGCCGATCGGGCCACGGCTACGCGAGCGTAGGAGGTGTAGGCTACCTCATTCGTAGTCTGAGAACCTGCCTCGCCTGGGTCAGCTGTGTGGAGGCTTACATAAAGGCTACCGGCGGTGGCAGATGGCTGCAGCCCGCCGGCGTCACCTATGTTCGCGAAGGCAATATTCTGAAGAATCAACTTCAGGATACTGTTTTCCATTGTGTCTGCTGCGCTCATTTTCCTTTCCTTCCTCTGGGGGCGTAAATCTATTTAAATGGGTACCATTAACTGCCGATCATGTTCCCGCAAACGAGGACGGCGTTGGGAGTTCCCGCACCAGACTGCACGATCTTGAGCTTCTGCACCTTGGCACGAAGCTCGTACAGCTTGCCGGCGGTAAGGGTCGTGGCCACGGAGATGGTAGCGGCACTGAAGTCTCTGCAGCAAACCGCAGTCGAGTAGTCAATGTCGGCATCCAGGAGAGCCAGGACCTGACAGCTACCGCCAGTGATCATGATGCCGAACACATCAAAGCGGCTGATGTCGTCCGTCTGAATGATGGTAGTGGTATCTCCAGAGCCAGTACCCGTGTACTTGAGCAGGGAGCCCTCAGATGTGGTTGCCATGTCGTTTTACTCCCAGAAGTCCATAATCATGTCAAGGCCTGAATCCGTCTCGTTTGGGGACACAGGAGCGGGAAGCGTATTGAGGACCCAGAGACCAAGCATGATCCCCCTTTGAATCAGGGTATCCATGTCTGTTCCGTCCGCTACCGGAAGGAGACCAAGAAGCGCGTGCCTCTTCTCCTGAGTATCAAGGGCCATTAGCTAACCTTCCCTCGTGTGGTTGTGGTACCATCGTCAGTGTGAGTGGCAGTGCCCACATCTGCTCCGTCGGCATTATTACGCAGGACAAAGGCTCCGGTGGTCTTGTTCAAGGTCTGCTTGTTCCGATTCATCTGGCCAAGGAAGCCAACGATATTCCTCGGAGTTGCAGAAGCCCAGGCAAAGACTGAGGAGGGCTCGGTGATCGGCTCATCCCAGATGTCATCGACGCCCGTAGCGGAGAGGCGATACCCGGTCTTGTCATTGTTGGTGGTTACGGTGACGCCGGCTGTGACGGAGCCAACCGCTCCGGTGACAGAGCCGACGGCTCCGGTAACTGATCCAACTGCTCCAGTAACAGAACCGACGGAACCGGAGAGGTTACCGGTGATGTTGCCAATGAAGGCGGCGGTGAGGTTGACGCCTCCAGTGCCGTCAAGCATGGCCTCGAGGTTGTCGGCTGCCGGACCGTCGCCACTGATCGCAGTCACGTTGGCAGAGACTGCGTTCGTGACATTAGTGACGGTGGGAATGACGTTGTTTGTTCCAGCATAGCCGGTGCCGTCGAAGAAGGCCTCGGCATTGGCCGTCGCTACGGCATCACCATTGAGGCGAGTCAGGTCGGCATACACATACTCTCCATAGGTACCAGCGGTTCCGTGTCCGGCACGCGGTTCATCCCAGATGCCATCGACGATCGTCTCGACGGTGGCCGCGTCGATCCCAAGCGGCTCGATAATGTAGGCATCACCACCAGCAGGAGCACCAGTGAAGGCCGGGGAGACTGTCACGACTCGGCCTGCGGTGTGGCCGATGATCTGGCGAGACTCACCAGCATAAGTTCCACTGAGGAGACGCAGGGTTGCGTACTTGTAGTGGTTTACGCTCGTGGAGGCTCCGGCATCAAGAGTCATTGCTGACGAACTTGCGACAGAGGCAAACGTGTTGCGGCGGATCGCTCCGAATCTTTCTCCGAAGCTACCGGAGGCAGTATACGAGGCCCACAACGCGTTCCAGACGGCTGCTGCATTGTCGTTTGCTGACGGCGCGCTTGCTCCAGGGATTGTTCCCCCCGGCCAGACAACATAGGTATAGGAACTGTCCGGGCTAACAGGGATTCCGGTTACAGTAGCAACCCTAGTAGCCCCGTCGTAGTCCAGAATGTAATCGGAGAACTTGTTAGTACCGTCGGCAGTAACCCACCCTGTCAGCCTATCACCATTGTAATAGTCGTCGATGGCCGAGGCACCAGCGGCCAGTTTGACAGTGGTTGTGGTGCCCCCATTCTGGCAGGCGCCAGAGTGTAATGGCTGGAGCATAGCCCCTGCGCCGTTGGCAGCGCGGTGCGTGGTGATGTCCTCGTCCCACACCTGATCGGCAACCGAATTGATCGCGGAGGTCGTCAGCGATGCCTGCGGAATCCCGGATACAAACGTACCGGCGGTCCCTCCGAATGCGACAACGTTCGCGGCGGTGACGCCGATCGAATCAGGTCGCAGGATTTCATATGTCGTATCGCTGCTCGGGTTGGTTTCCCATGCCGGAGCCACAGTCGCGACCTGTGTAGAGGCGTTGTAATCCGTAATGACGCGCGCCTGATTGTTCGCGCCGCCCGTGCCGCCTCCGCCCGTGCCGCCGGTCGTGCGGACGATCATGCCGGAATACGCGCTCCCCGCCAGCGCGCTTGCCGTGCTCTGCAGCGTGATGGACGTCGCGCCGCCGGCCTGGGCAGTGCCAGAATGAATCGCCGGCAGCACACGGGGCACGAGCGTGGCGAGCGTCGCCTTCGGTCCGCTCGCGACTTTCGCGCACAGGAAGATCAGCGAGGCGTCCATTTCGGCGCCGGTCAGCGTGATGTATCCGGCCCCGTTCGATCCCGTGATCGTCGAGACCTCCTCCGTGCAGTCCGTGAACGCACCGCCGTCCTTGCTGATCTCCGTGTCCGGCGTCGTGGGATCAGTCGGGTCGCCGTCCGCGTCGAGATACGGGATGGGAACCGTGTAACGCGCCCCCTTGACCGGAAACGGCAGCGCTGCATGCGAATAGTGGTTCGTCATCAGTAGATCCTCACACTTTCAACGCCAATGATCCGTTTTTCGAACCGCCTCGCAGCCGGGTGTCCGGCGGGAGTCGCTGAACGCAGCGCCACAACAACAGCCGCGCCGATCGCTGACCCTGCCGCGATCGTCCAGTTGCTTGCGGCTACGTTCGTAGCCGATGTCTGAATCGCGTAGCAGGCCAGTAGCGACGCGTCACTCCCCAAGCTCGAGTCGTGGCTGCCGAGTGATGTCGCCCACGATGGAATCGACGAGATGCCGCTGTTGGCGCTGTAGTCGTCGTTCCATACGCCGAGCGCAAGGACGAGACAGTTGTCAGCGCCAGGAGTCAACGTGTCAGTCTCGATTGTTGCGCCGGCGGTCGACGTCTTCGTTATCGAATTGACTGCGATCGTTGCGAGGTTATCGACGTCACCGCCAGTCGCCGCCCACATGTACCCAAGACACGTCCCACCAGCCCCGCCACCGCTGATCGTTCCCGTCGGGACGCTTTCTGAGGCCCCCGCCTTTTTCATCCACAGCTCAACGCGGTGATTTCCTGAGAAAGTCTGTGCAACCGCCTGCGTGTATCCAGCAACAGAAAACGTGCCGGGTCCGCCTCCGTTGTAGCGGCTCGATAACGCGAAAAACAGCGCATCACCGGCCGAGTGAGTCGGCAGCCCGGGCGGCGTGATGTTGCCATTGCTGGCTGCCGCAGTCGTTCCGGTGATCGCCGATGGAGTACCCCATCCCATTAGAACCCCTCCGTGCGCAAGCCACGCGGCTTCACCGCCAGATATCCAGGGTGGCTGGTGTCAGCAGGAATCCCGGGCACGCCGGCGGTGATCTGAATGTGTTTCCGCTCGGCCAAGTAATGCACGCTGCGCATCTGCGGGCCGCTCGTGTACGCGGCATTCGCAAATCCGTTGTACACCCCGGTTTTCAGCACATACGCCTGCCCTCCAGAGTTGTAGACACAGTTCGAGAAGCCGATTCGCTCCAGAACTTTCACGTCATCCTTCCAGATCTCAGTCGTCGCGTATCGCTTGACGCCTTGTGCATCCACCCATGTGGGGCGGTACTCCGGGATAACATGAATCACCCAATCAACCCAATGCCCCTTGTCGGCCTCGACATTCCCGATCGCTAGCTGCACCGTGTCCCATTCTCCGCTACCAGAACTCTGCCCGGTGTAGCCACTGACCTTCACGCGCCACTGCGTCGCAATGCCGCCCTCCGAGGACTTGTAGCCGTAATCAGGGCCAATCGTGAAGTGCGGCCCACTCAATAGTGGATCAACACCGCCGCCAATGAACTCGGCCGCCTTCATCTGAAACAGAATCACGTAGATATTCGACCGAATCCATTCCTCGGCACCAGACCCCGGCAGCAGCAGCGAAAAACCGAGCCAATAATCGCTCCCGCGCATCATCGCCAGATCGTCGATACTCCCTGACCCCGTGTATGGCTTCGCAATAATCTCGTTGCGCTCGATCTTCCCATTGTTGTCGGATGCGCGATCGAGACTGAGCTGTACCCGGGCACTGCGCGACACGTATGCCGGAGATCGCACATGCGCCGTGCTCGTATGGATAAACGCATCCTTGTTGTAACAGAGATCCCCGGCAGCGCTCACATTCCACCGCGCGTTCGCAGGATCGTAGTCCGTTGCCGTCTGCGGCACGCCAGGCCCGAAACCCGGCGTCCCCGCGTAGGACGATCTCATCTTCGTGCCGCCAAAATCGTCCTCGTGCACCACCGTGATCACAACTGCCGGAACCTTCGCCTTCAGCGTCGCCGCACCCTCCACCCCGCCGGAGACCGCCGTCACGTAGAACCACGGTTCCTGCGCCGCCGAGAATCCACTCGCCTGCGTGTACGAATATACCCCGCCCACCGGCGTCGGCAGCCCAACGTCCGTCATCGCATACGTGCCGTTCTCCGTCAGCGAGAAATACACCCGATACGACGTCGCCGCCGCACCACTCAACGGTGCCCGCCAGTCAAGACGCGCCGACGTCCCCGATGTGCGCGTCACCGCAAACGAATCAGGCGCATCCGGAACGTCCGCCAACGGCCCCGCAGAAATCTCCGCCGTAAACGCCGAGCGGTTCCCGGCAAGATCCGCCGCGCGGATCTTCCACAGCGCCACCGCCGTCGTCGTCGCCATGTACTCGTCATTCGGCTGCGCAGTGTGCAACACCTGCCCCACAAAGGCCCCGTCGCGATACACCCCGACGTGCGACAATCCTGATGTCACCTGGCCCGCTACCACCGCATCCCCCGCCGGATTCACCCAAGTCAGCCGCACCTGTGTCGTCGAATACGGCATCGCCGCAAAATTCGTCGGCACCGAAGGAGCCGACGTGTCAGGCGCCAGCGCCGCGAAAGTCACCGCGACGTCCGCACTTGAACCGCCGTCCGATACCCGAAACGTCACCACCAACGTACCCGCAGCCGTCGGCGTGCCGGCCAGAACCGAACCAGTGCGCGTCAAACCATCAGGCAGCGTTCCGGAAACCACCGAATACGCAAGCGACGCCGGCTGAGTGTCCGGATCCAGTACATACCCAGCAAGGTCCAATGAATACGGCGTCCCGACAACAAGCTGCTGCGCCGGAACAGGCCCCCACACCGGGGGCTGCGTCGCTACCGTCGTGAAGGCCAACACGAGCGAAATCCGCGACGTGCCGGCCGCATTCACCGCCTCCACAAGCACCGAATATTGCCGGTTCCCCTCGAGCCCAGAGAACAACACCAATGGCTCCGTCGTCGCCCTGTATGGCACGCCGTCCAAATACCACTGATACCACTCGGCATTCGCCGCCGGATCGCATACCACCGTCGCCGAGGTCGCAGTGACCGTCGTGGCCATCAGCCCCTCCGGCTGATCCGGCACCACCGCGATCTGCGCAGACAGCACGCCGTATGCCTTGCTCACGTCGTACTCCAAAGAGGCGAGCGTGTCGCGGGTTTTCTTGTCTTTAAGGAGGAACCTGGCCACATGCTCCCCCCGCCGGTCCATTCAGTGATTCCATTTTTGCATTGTAACGCGGGGCGGGCAATACTTGTAGGGGGCGCGCTGACTATTAATGGTACCGTTATTGGACGAGGTTCTTTCTTCCTCCTTATTGGACGAGGTTGCGGGGCGGGTGGATTCCTAAACGTGGCCTGGTACATTTACGGGACCATTAAAAACTAGCGTAAGGCGGACGTGAGGGGAATACTGATTGGGGCCCCCCGAGCCGCGCGATGGGGGGCGGCCACCGGCCTGATGCGAGCCTTCGCAGTCGCGCCTGGCTACCGCACTGCACACAAACCGACTGGTCGGTCGCACCATGCCCCTTGCACGAACCATGCCAGCGCGGACGGTCGGATACCCCTCGACCGACTGGTCAGCCGCGCCATGCAATCCGCATGCCAACGCACGGTCCAGCCGGCAAAAAAATATTTTTCAAAAATCGCCCGAAAGCGCTTGACATGCCCCCCGGTCGGAGCAACCATGCGCGCGTGCCCGGAATGGTTCCGGTCACTGGCTCAAAAGAGGATTAGCAAAGATGACAATTGAAAAGACTGCCGACCTGAAGGCCGGCACGGTGACTTGGAACTTCGGTGACGGATCCGCCCCGCTCACGCTGGAAGTCTCGAAGCTTTCGCCCGAGGTTCAGCTGTGGCTCGCGGTCCACGGTGCGGCGCAGAAGGGCGGCGATTCCTACGCGGGCGCCGCGAAGGCAATCGCCAAGCCGGAAGCCGAGTTCCGCACGGTCGAAGCATATGCCCGTGATCAGGTCGAGGGCATCATTGACATGCTGCAGGCTGGGAAGTGGTCGGAGCGCGCAACCTCCACGGGTCCGCGTGCGACGATCCTCGCGGAAGCCTACAGCCGCGTCAAGGGTATCGACATTCCGACCGCGAAGGCCCGCATCGCCCAGCTCGACGACGAAAAGACCGACATGCTCGCACGTGCGCTCTCGAAGGTTGTGGACCAGATCAAGCTGGAGCGGCTGCAGGCACGCATCAAGGCCGCCGAGGAGAAGCCGGTCGAGATGCCGGAAGGCCTGTAATCGGAACCCGGGGCGGTCGGAGGGCCGCCCCCCTTCCCCGGAAGGGTAACTGGAAATGGTTGCCCTTTTTTTGTGCCCAGTTTTCCCGTGCGCCACCCGCCCAACCAAGGGCTGTATATAGATGGTCCCATTGTGGAACCCTACAAATCCCCTGTAAAACCCCTACGGAACCCTATGTCCCTAGAACGGCACCCCCCACCCCCCCGGTTTAATCCGTTTTGCCCCTTCCCCACACTAACCCCCAGACCCATAGATGGTCCCATTAATAGTTTTTTTTTTTTTTTTATTCTTAGAAGAGAGGGGGATAGCCTTAGCCTTAATCCCCCAAGA